ACTCTACACTATTTATTATTTGATAGTCTCGGTAAATTGCTTTAAAGTTGGAATTGTTAACCCCTCCTACTGGTACTCCGTTATTACTATTCCATTTAAACCACGCTATTCTAAAAGCATAGTCGAGTAACTTACCTCTATTATGTAAATCTATAATATCCCCTTCCTCTTTCTCTAGTAGTACAAGTAGAACTTCTTGTGCTAGGTCGTCTTTTAGTTGGCTGTTATTACTAACTACCTTGCAAATCTTATAGACCTCTTTACTAATCTCTGCTATTATTTCTTCCACGTTGTCAAATATACGTAAAAGGTTTAAATAGGTTTAGTAGTGTTTATAACTTTAAAACTCATTTAACTTCTACACGTATCTCTTCGCTCTCTGCGTACCCTATCTCTTCTAAGAACTCGTAATAATCACCTCCATGATAATATGCAGTCCTGCCATATCTTTAAATCTTTAACGCAGTCTTTCCAGTTGTTATACCAAGCGTGGTTATATCTTTCCCCTCCTGCGGTTGTCTCTCTAACCTTTGCTAACTTCATTCCTGCAAAGTTTCTATTAGCCTTGTATAGTTTGCTTGTCATATTACCGCTTTCTAATCTTATTTGTGCTAGAACTATATTAGGGTGTTTTACTTCCTGTCGGATCAATTCCTTTAGTACTTCCTCTTTAGTTTGTGCTTTGACTTTCAATCCTAGCAATAGTAAAATGACTACTGCAAAGAATAGCGGTAATTTATAACCGCCCTCTATTAATTTATTTCTCATTTGTACAAAATATTTGTTTACTTAATTATTAATTTGTAAAGTGTTTTTGTTACAGGGTAAAGCATTAAAACGCTACCTACTTTGGTATTGTATTTAAGTTTTAATAACTCTTAAAAAAGCCCTATCGCCATTATGTTGTATTTGTATTTTAATCAATCCTTGTTCCTCTAATTCTTTTGCGTTTAAAAATGTGCTATTATATTTTCCACTTTTCATATAAGGAGTGTTTTTTTTAGGATTGTCAATATATTACCAAATATTAATATCAGCACATTTTTTGCTGTGGATTCTTATTAAGTACTCAGTATAGTTTTTCTGCTTTGTTCATCAATGAAAAGTTATTAAAACATAAATATAAAATTATTTATAAAGCATTAAAACGCTTTATAACTGATTAGAGATAACATTAAAACGCTACATCTAATTACATTATCTAAAATGTTAACTGGTTTAATAATTCATTCTTTAAACCATCAAAGCCGTAATTACAGAAGAACTCCCAAAAGCAATTACCGTTATGCACTACGTTTCCTAAATTCTTGTAATCTCCTACGTGTACATCTTCTTTTCTATTCTACTTCAAACTCTATACCGTGTAATTCTATTGTCTTAATCATAATTATTGTTTTCTTTGTTTCTATCTGTGTTTAATCTTAAACTTCCATTTTTAAAAAAGTAGTTTCTTGAATACTTCAACAAGTATAAAGTTGCTCTAAGTCTGTTAATACTATTCTTTTTAACTCTATACCCTTTCATCTTGCAACTTTTCAATGTACAAAACCGCATCCATTAACTCTTCTTTTAAGTGTTGTAAAAAGTCATCTGCGTTATTCTCTTTTAAGGTTGTGCCATATTTACTAATACCTACACTAGAACGCTTTAAAAACTGCTCTACTACCTTTGTTACTATCTCGTCTTTCATAATCTAATATTTAAAACCTCCCTAGCCACTTTAACTATGTTCTCGGACTATCCGCATAGAGGCTTAATAAAATGAGTTTATGCTTTTGGCTTTAAATCTCGTGGCTAGGTTGGTTAATTTCTTAATACAAATGTAATATAAATTTCTTTACTACTGCTAAAAATGTGATAAGCGGCAATATAGGTTTATAAGTGGTAAGATAGTATCTCCTTACATAGTTCTACTGGCATTTTACTTCTCTCGTGGTTATTCTTTAAACCCTGCGTTCCTGTCTTTGATCCTCTTGGTGCGCTTTCGTGGTGGCAGTTCTTATTACCATTCCAACACATCGGGCGAGGTTTCCACCCTAAAGGATTAAATAAAGGTGTATAGATATTGTTACTCCATATGTCAGTAGGCTTAGCTCTAAAGTCTCCATAAGTACAATACCAAACAGTTGCCCTGTGTAGTTGTTTCATCTGTGGCATATTTCTAAGACACCCTCTAGGATTTTCAAAGTACCATTTTAAATTAGGATTAATCAATAATAAATCTGCTATCAACTTTAAATTGTGATTCAATAATCTATCTGACTTTTTAGCGAAGTCGCTTATTGGTTCTATGCCGTTTCTTCTGTGGTGGCTAATACCTGCCAAACTCCAAGACGTGCAAGGAATACCCAACCAAATCACATCGGGTATAAATGGCAGCATATCAATAGTTAACTCTTCTATATCTATCACTATGTCAATATCTCCAAACTGCTTTATATCTACGCTGCAAACATCAAAGCCTAATTTATCCGCTTCCTTTCCTATGCTTCTTGATCCTGCGTATAATTCTAATAACTTCATAATTTCAATCTATTAAACTATCCATACTAGGGAACTCTAAAGTAACCCCTCTATCACTAAAGAACTTTAATCTAGTTTACCTTTGTAATGCTCTATTATCTTTTCCATCTCTAAAGCATAGAACTCTTTGAAAGTTTCCTTTTGCTCAATCTGACCCCAATAAACGAATAAAGTATTTCTTAACCTTTGGCTTTTAGTCTTACCCTCTATCTCTAAATCAATACTATCTAATTCGTCTAGTTCGCTGGTTGTTAATACTCCGTTACTTTTAAAATATAATAAACCATTATTATCTAGTAGTTCATCTATCTCGCTAAATTGATCCGTACTTTGCTCTAATGAAGTAATAAAAGTTAGTGATACGCTTTTATCTTTTCTTCTTGTCGCTCTATCTAGTGTAACTTGTCTTAGTAGGTTGGTCATAACTCTTTTATTTTTTGTTTGTAATATTCTTTTAACTCTTTTAACTCTTCAATAGTGTAGTGTTTAGGCTCGTGGTGTATCTCTAACCAATCAACTAAAGCAAGGCTGCACCGTTCTATTAAACCTAGCCTGTAATTTATTAGATTGCCAGATAAATACATATTGCATCTTATACATTGTCCGTGTACGTTATCCTCACAAAATCTAAGTTCGGGGCAACTTCCAACACTTCGATAGTGTCCTGCTTGCTCTGCTTTGCCCGAGTTCTTACCGCAACTTATACAAGGCTCGTCTTTATCTCTTAATCTTATGTACTTATTAAAAACTACCTGCAATTCTTTTAGATAATCTTTTTTAGTTTTAAGGGCTTCTTTTTTCTTTTGCTTGGTCTTTGTCCACTTTTGCGCTTTAACTTCCTTAGAATGCTTTAAAATACATTCTACGTTTACGCAAGTCTTTTGATTAAAGTACTTAGGTTCAAATTTTATCTTACACACTTTACACTTCATTAAAAACCATTTAAAACTTTATCTATCTTACTTTGCATTTCTATATTTAGTTGCTCTAGTTCTTTGTTTCTCTTTTCCAAAGATAGTAATTTAATTTTAGCCTGCTTTGTATCAATGGCTTTTTTTAGATCTTCTTTAAAATTAACCCTTATCACTTCGTCCTTTTCATCTGATAACTTAATTAGTAAGTCTATTGCTAGTATTCCATCTCTTAAAAAAGATTTATAAGCGTTCCACTCTTCGTTTAATTTACTGCTTTCAAGTTTATTTAGAAATATCTCTAAATTGTTTTTTGTTATTGTTGCGTTCATAGTTTTGGTTTATTGTTCCCAAGGCTCTTTATAATTTAAAAAGTCCTCCTCTGGTTTGTAATCTTTGTTTAACTCAATCTTTTTTACTTCTACTTTTGGCGGTGGAGGTGTAACATCATCAAAGGCTAAGTTAGGTTGAATAACCTCTTTAGGCTTGTCTAGTATCTTTGGTTCATATTCTCCACGGTTTGCATAAACACGTTTACCAAAGTCATCTACATAGTACCTACTTCTTTGCAAATCATAATGTAAATTGTATGTTCCGTTTTTTGAAGTTCCTTTAGGTTTTGTTTTGGATATGTTTAAAACCATTTGATTATTATCATAGGGTCTACCGTTGTCATCCATTAAACCAACTGGAGGTCTCCAAGGAATTAAAACACTCATACCTTGTCTATACCAAACTTGACCGCCTGCAAAGTCTCTAGCGTGTGCCATTGGAAAGTAT